ATGGGCGCCATGCCCGCGCCCGATCCCCTGCCGCCCGTGCCCGAACGCCCGCCCCTGCCGGCGCTGGTGCGCTGGCTGCTGCTGGTGCTGGCGGCGCTGTTCCTGGCGCTGGGCGTGATCGGCATCGTCGTTCCCGGCCTGCCCAGCACCGTCTTCGTCCTGCTGGCCGGCTGGGCCGCGGCCCGCAGTTCGCCGCGCCTGTATTCCTGGCTCTGGCACCACCCCCTGTTCGGCTCCATGCTGCGCAACTGGGCCAACGGCGGACGCGTGAGCCGCCATGCCAAGTGGAGCGCCAGCGGCCTGATGGCCCTGTGCGCGCTCGTCCTGCTCGTGGCGGACATACCGCGCTGGGCCTCGGTCAGCGCATCCCTGTGCATGGCCTGCGTGCTCACCTGGCTCTGGCTGCGGCCCGAGCCGCACCGCTGAGCGCCGTCGGCGTCCATTGCAGGCCCGCACCGCCGTCTCGCCGAAACGAGCGTTTTTTGTGTATATAATCGTGGTCTTGTTCCTCGATAGCTCAGTCGGTAGAGCGACGGACTGTTAATCCGCAGGTCCCTGGTTCGAGCCCAGGTCGAGGAGCCACCATTTCAGGTCTTGCAATCGCACAAGATCCACAGCAAAAATACCGAACATTCCTCAATAGCTCAGTCGGTAGAGCGCCGGACTGTTAATCCGTAGGTCCCTGGTTCGAGCCCAGGTTGAGGAGCCAATTCTCGGCACTGCGAATCCTGGTGCGGTTGTCCAACTGCACCAGGCATTCCGGGTGATAGTCCACCAGGACCTCCACGTCGCCCACCGTTATTTCCTTCACGAACGAACCCACGAACTCGCGCAGTTTCCTCGGGTCATCACACTCCATCACTAGGCCCCGCAAGGCTTCCGACGCCGCGGCCGGGTCGATGCCTCCAGTTTCCGGCGGCGCCAATTCCTCGTTTTCCAGATCCGTCAGGGCCTTCTCCAGCAGCTTGATGTTCGCGTTCAGATCGCGCAGCCGGCTGGTCAGATCAGGGAGGTTCGGTGTCTCCTTCCCGTGTTCCTCGAGGATGGAGAACAGTTTGGAGCGCGACCGCTCCAGCGAGCGCAGATCCTTCACGATCACGGCGCGGCGCTGGGTGCGCTCCTGAACCCAGTCGCGGCGGTGGGCGTAGGCCTCGCGGATCACGCCCTCGATGCGCTCGGGGGTCATCACCTGGTCCAGCAGCTGCGCCAGCATCCATTCCTCGAAGTGGTCAGCCCGAAAGCGCGGCAGCTCGCAGCGGTTCTTTCCGGTGAGCGAGGCCCGGCACCCGAAGTAGTAGTAGACCTGGCTGCGGCCGCTGCCGCTGCAGGTCTGCAGGCTGGCTCCGCACCGCCCGCACTTGAGCAGCCCGGTGAAGGCGAAGTTGCTGCGCGTGGATCCTCCGGCGTTGACCGGCTGTCTGTTTTCAAGCATGGCGTTGACCCTCTCGAATTCCTCGTTCGTCACGATGGCGGGGTGGCTGGGCACTTTCACCCAGTCGGCCTCTGGGTTCAGCACGCGGGCGCTGCGGCGGTTGAACACGATCAGGCCGGCGTACACCTCGTTTTTCAGGATGAAGTTCACGGTGTTCTTCGCCCATGGCCGCCCGCGCATGGTCAGCCCCTGCGCGTTGAGTTGCATGGCGATCAGCTTGGTGCCGCTGCCCTGCAGGGACATGCCGAAGATGGTTTTCACCACCGTTCCCTCGGTGGGGTGGATGGCCAGGCGCTTGCGCTTGCCATCGGGCACCGACACGTAGCCGAACGGCACCCGGCCGCCCAGAAAGAACCCATCCCGCGCCGCCTTGAGCATGGAGCGCCGGGTATCGGTGGACACCTGGCGCGAGTAGCGTTCATCGATGACGGCGCTGATCGCATCCACGAACCAGCCGTCGTCGGTGCGAATGTCCACCTCTGAACTGGAATACGTCAGCCGCGTGCCGTAGCGCGCCAGCATGGCTTTGTATTTGCCCGCGTCGAGGTGGTTGCGCGCGAAGCGGCTGGAGGACCAGGTGATGAAGTAGTCCACGTCCATCACCGCGCAGTAGTTCAGCGCGTCTTGGAATGCCGCCCGCAGGTCGGTGCGGCCTGTCTTGCCCCCGTCCACAAACACCTTCGACACGATGGCGCCCAAGGCCTCGGCCTTGGAGCGGCAGTGGTCGATCTGGCTCTCGAGCGGCAGGCCGTCGTCTGCCTGCCGCTTGGAGCTGACGCGGGCGTAAATGATGGCGCGCTTCATGATGCCCTGACTCTACGGCGGCCGGCCAAACGAAGAATGTGAGATTCGCTCAGTTCTTCACCCAAGTCCCTCTTGACACGCTCGCGGATCGCCTGGTTGCCCAGGCCCATGTCCGCCAGCGTCTCAATGAAGCGGTTGCGCTGGTAGCGCTGGAACGAGCCGAAGCGCCGCAGCTTCACCTCGATCATGGAGTTGTTGTCGGACCGCATCTCCATCACCGCGTCCAGCCGCCGCCACAGGCGCATGAACGTCTCGTAGCCCAGATCGTGCGCGATCTCCAGCCACACCTGGGGCAGGCCCATGTCGACCAATTCGCGGAATCGGGCCTTTTCCCAAAGTTGAGCCGGGGTGCATTCATCCAGGTACCCCCCCCCCCCTGGGCGTGCGGCTTCGCCGCCCTGCCGGGCCCCCACCCCCTGCCCGGTCGCCTGCTCCACCCAGTCCAACTGCGCGCCTGCATTCATTCCACTGCGCCTTTCATGCATCGCGGCCTCCATCGTTCAGAGGGAGACATACCCCGTTCACTGCGAGGTTCGACAGAGTGCGCAGCGGCAGGCCGTGGCGAGTTAGGCCGCTCCGAGGGCGAGTTGCGGCGGGGCGCGAGACCACGCAGCGACGCCGGTTTTCGGCATGCCGGAGGTTGACCCACTCGCGTTTGTGTAGACATGCGGGTTGAAAGGGCATATGGCTTGGGCTCTTCATACCGTGGAGAAATTTGGAGGTCGGGAAAATCAGGACTGCGGCAGGCGCTTGAGCATTTCGCTCACGGGCGTACGGATCTTGGCCAGCGGACCGTTGGCGTCCACCACGCGCACCTTCTTGCGGATGCTCAACTCCGTGTAGATCGCGGTGGTCTTGGGGTCGGCATGGCCCATGAGGCTCTGCACCGTCAGGGTCGGCACGTCCTCCTCGGTCAGCTCGGTGCCGTACAGGTGGCGCATGGCGTGGGGATGCAGATGCCCGGCCGGGATGCCCAGCTTCAGGCCATAGGTCTGCACCAGGTCATGCACCGACTGGCGCGACAGCCGGCGCTCTTCGCCGCGGTGCTCGTGCTCGATCACCGTCGTGTTGCGCGTGTTGACGAACAGCACCTTGTCGGCACGGCCGTGGCGATCCAGCGTGTCGCGGTCGATATCGGCCAGTTCCTCATGCCCCAGGTACACCAGCAGGATGGACTCGGCCTCGCGCGGCAGCGGCACCAGGCGTTCCTTGTCGCCCTTCTCCACCACGCGCAGGAACATGCGTGACCGCCCGCCGATCACGTCACGGTGCAAGTCCCCTTCGTTCAGCGCCACAAGCCCCGACACACGCAGGCCTGTGCCCACCAGCAGGTGCAGGATGGCCGAGTCCCGGATTCCCTTGAACGTGCCGAGGTCCGGCGCATTCATCAGCCGCTCGGCATTGGCCAGGCTGATGACCTGGGGCAGGCGGCGGCCCGTGCGCGGGTGCGCCAGGGCCTGGGCCGCGTTCGCATCGATGTGGCCCCGCTCACGGCACCACAGAAAGAACCCCCGCACCGCCGAGATGTACGGCTTGCGGCTGCGCGCCACCACACCCTTGCGGTGCAGCCAGATCCCGCAGAACACCTCCAGCGCACCCCCGTCCAGCTCCGTGATCGACTCCACCCCGCCGCCGCCGGCGCCCGCGGCGAACTCGCGCAGCCGCTCCAGCGCCAGCCGGTAGGCCTCGATCGTGCGCACGCTGCGCGCCCGGTTCAGGCGCAAATATTCCATCCACGCATCAATCAACAGTTCGTCCGTCCAGCCTCTACGCGCCATGCTTCCCTCCCAACAGCCCGGCGCAGGGGGGTACACAGGCATTTCCCGCCGTGGGCCGTGGATAGCCACGCCCACCGCCCGCAAACCCGCGCCAGACAACGATTCCGCTCAAAAAGACAGCCACGAAAAACCCGTGGATGGCCACCTCAACCTGTGGACACTTCCAGTTACAGGTTTCCAGACCTGTGGATGGCGCTTTTCCGCCCGCCGCCCCTCTCTTCCTCTCTCTCTCCTCTAAAAAAGAAGAAGAAAAGAAGAAAAAGGGCCTCGCGCCGCGAAAAGCCACATATGGGGAAAAAGGCCAGACCCGTGGATAAAACGCCGCGACCTGTGGGGAATCCACAAGTCCAAATCGGGCGCCAGCCTTACAGCCATGCGGAATGCAGGCCCAAAAAGAACCCCATCCACGGGTTTTTGCGACTCTCCCTGTACCCCGGCATTGAGAAAACCTATGCCCGGCCCCCCTTGCTCCAAGGGTTTCCCCCGACAGTCGGCGGCGCCTCTTGCGCTGGGGGGTGCGGGGGGCGAAGGGTGCGGCGATGCGCGGCGCGCATGAATCCTGGCCAGCGGCTACGCCGCGCATAGGGCGCGCCTGGCGGCGCGGAAGGCTCTGGAAAAAGGCGGGGCAGCTCATGGCAGGTGCTCCGCGAACAGGCCGCCTGCGGCGCTGGCCAGCGCGCGCTGGCATGCCCCGTTCAACCACACCACCTCGGTACGGATGCCGGTTCCGCGGCCGGCAGAGATCCGCGCCTGAGTGCGGTATGCGCACCACCCCGGCAAGGCTTCGGCATACAGGCCCGAGTCGTAGCCCGACAACACCACCATCCCCTGCAAGGCCTGCAGGGCCTGCAGCAGTTCGCGATGGTCGGCATCGCTCATCTCATGCCGGTAGCAGCTCTTGACGTTGCGTAGATTGCGCGTGCTGTGCACATAGGGCGGGTCTACAAAGTGCAGCGATTCCGCACTATCGTGCTGCCGCAGCACGTCCAGCGCCGGTCTGTTCTCGATCAGCACCGCCTGAAACCGTTCCGCCGCGGCCAACAGAACCGGCGGGTAAGCTGCCCAGTCCATCTGAGCGGTCGCATACTGCCTCATCGTGTCCACTCGAAAGCCTGTTGCGCCCTTCGTGGCGCCAGCGGAACCAAAGCCCATTTGCGCCCGGATCACCGTGCGCCGCGCTCTCTCCACCAGGTCGTCTGTGGGCTCCCAGGCCAGGTCGAACTCAGCGCGGGCATAGGGCGTGAGCGTGACGGCCTGCACCAGGCGATCGCGCAGTTCCGGCTGCTGCAGACAGCGGAAGAAAGCCACGACCTCGCCATCCAGGTCGTTGTAAACCTCTCCATGGCTGCGAGGCTTCTGGAGCAGCACGCCTGCCGCGCCACCGAAAGCCTCGGTGTAGATGCGATGCGGCGGAAAGAACTGCAGCAGCCACGGCGCCAGCCTGAACTTCCCGCCGTGATAGCGAAGCGCCGGCCGGGTCACCATGGCTTTCCCCCCCCATTGCCAAACCCGTCATCCGGCTCCATCGTCTCGGTCGGCCCCTTGGGCACCACCGCATGCAGCCCGTACTGCTCCAGGGCCGACAGCGACAGGGCCACCATGTTCGACACCCGTGTGCTGCCCACCACGCGCTCCACGGCCAGCGGCTGGTCGTTGCCGTCCACCATCAGCACGTCCGCCTCGGCCAGCATCTTTTTGTAGACCCGATCGCTCTTGACCGGCAGGCCGTCCCAGAACTCGCGCAGCGTCGGCGTCGAGCTCATGTGCGCCATCACGTGCGACGTGCGCACGCACAGCACCTGCGCCTCATCGATCTGGCTGAAGGCGAACGGGTAGGGGTCGTTGCGCTCGGCCTGCTCGATGCGCTTGGAGCGCACGTAGTCCGCATCCAGGCCCATGTCCGAGAACACCATGTCGTCGGGCAGGCCCAGGGCCATGTACTTCAGCGCCAGGTCGGCCACCTGGTTGGGCGTCTCGGTGCGGCGCTGGGCGTAGCGCAGGGTGAACTCGTCGGGCCCGGGGTCAATCCCCTTGAAAAGCAGGTGGATGCGAAAGGCCATTGCGTAGGCTGCGGCCATGGCGTCCTGCAGGCTGTCCACCTCGTCGTAGTAGCTGCGCTTGAGGTCTTCCAGAATGTCGCGCGCCATGCCATCGGTGTAGCCAAACAGGCCCTTGGGCGCGGGACTGCCGGCGTAGAACGAATCCAGCAGGTGCGCCACGTCGCCAATGTCTCCCAGGGTGGCGTCGCCCTGCACGGCCTGCACTCCGCCCTTGCGGTTCAGGTAGAAGTCGGTGCTGATCTGGTGCTTCTCGCCCTCCACGGTCAGGCGGTAGGCTTCCAGCTCGTCCTTCTGCGCTCCCTCCAGCACGTGCGCCAGCCGCAGCGGCGCGCGCTGGCGGCGCCGGATCACCAGGTCCTCCTCGGTCATCATCAGCTTCTTCCACACCGTGGCGCAGGCGTCGAGGAACGGGCGGCCCATGCTGCCCAGGTCATCGAAGTTGTCCGGGTCCAGCCGTGCAAAGGCCATCTGGTAGGCCGCCCAGCTCGCCAGGGGCGTGCCGGTCATCACGTCGCGCTGCTCCCAGGCCTTGGCCGGGTTGACGAAGCGCCCGCCGCTGTCCGTGAGCGGCACGATAGTGTCGCTGGGCATGCGGATGCCGGCCACCACGTCCAGCCGCTCGTTCAGCACCAGCTGCAGGGGCAGATTGCCCTCCATCACGAAGCCGCGCGCGTCGCTGCGCAGCTTCTCGGCCACGTCCAGCTGCATGCGGCCCTTGAGGGCGCTCCACTCGCGCTTGAGGGTTTCACTGCTGGCCTGCTCGTTCACCTGCAGCACCAGGCCGCCGCGAATGCAGTCGCCCGCCAGCTTGCGGTGGATGGCCTTCACGCGGCCGTCGCGCCGGTCCATGTCGCGGATGGTGTGCACCATGGCGCGCCGGTCGGTATCCAGCCACATGGTGCGGTACATGCGTTCCATGGCCTTGTCGGACGCCAGGCGCGCGCCGGTCTCGCCCGTCAGCCGGTTGGCCGCGGGCCAGAACTCCCGCCACATGGTGCCCAGCCGCGCCGCCGCGGCGGATGGCAGGGATGACAGTTGCTTGAGCATGGTGTTATTTCCTTTCATGCGGGCACCAGCACGCCGCCGGCGCTGGGTGCCCAGGCCTGCCCCCACGCGCGCAGGCCGCCCATGGCCCGCTGCAGCAGCCCGGCCACACCGCCGCCCATGCCCAGCAGCTGCTCGCGCGTCTGCTTGCGGCTCTGGATCACCGTGGGCACGTCGGCCAGGCCGCGAGTCAGCAGCGCGTAGACGGCCGCGCAGGCCGCGTCGAACAAGTCGTCGCCCGTCTTGCGGTCCACCATCGAGAAGCTGCTGTAGCTGGCCTGGGTGGGCTGGGCCTTGATGTTTCCCATCTGGCGCACGAAGGCCAGCCATTCCTCGGGCTCGCGCTCGTCCGCCGTGTCCACGTAGGGGAAGGCGGCGCGGTTGTGGTGGAAGGCCTCGCGCAGGGCGCTGGCCATGATGTGCTTGACCATGCCCTCGAAGCGCTGCGGGGCAAAGGCCCACTGGCTCCAGGCCGTGGCCGTGCTCTGGCCATCGGCCACCGTCTCGCGGTTGATGTGGGTGAGCCCCTTGCTGAACAGCTCGTCGTTCACCGCCGTGAGCATGCCCACGCCGTAGGCGTCGCCCACCGCGTAGTCGGGCCGGAAGTAGTCCCAGATCGCCACCAGGTCGCGCGCCAGCACCCGGTCATCAACGCCGGGCGCCCACATGCGCACATAGGGGAAGGTGAGCCAGTTGCCGATCTGCTCGCAGATCACCAGGGCGGACTTGGAGGCGGCCGGGTCTTCGCCGTGGCCCGTGTGGTCGTAGCCCAGCGACAGCAGGCCGCGGCGCCGGTACCGCTCGCCCGGCAGCGGGCAGGCGCGCTGCAGGCCTGCCTCCAGGCCCAGGGCGCTGGCGCGGCGAATGTGCTCCTCCCAGATCCAGTTCTGCGCCCGGATGTTCATGCCCAGGAACTGGCGGATGTACTCCTCCGGCGGCAGCTGCTTTTGCATGCTGGCCGCCCAGTCCGCATCCACCAGGCCCAGCTGCACGCCCAGGTGCACGTCTATTGTGGGCAGCGTGTGGTATTCGCCCGTGTCGATCAGGCGCTGCAGCACGTCGGCGCCCTTGTACACGCCACTGATGCGGATGCTGGGCTTGAAAACCGTCTCGCGCCGGTCCACCCCCAGCCGCCGCGCCGCGCCCAGCATGGGCAGAAAACGCGACATCAGCCGGTCTTGCGGCATGTCGTCGGTCTCCTCCAGGCTGGCGTAGGTGATCGAGTCGCCGTCGATCTGGCTCATGATCCCGTAGGCGCTGGCCTTGGAGCCGTTCACGAACTGGAACGCCGTGTCCTTGAGCTGCGGGCGCCCCTGCTTGTGGGCAATGAAGGCCGTCAGCATCTCGCTGCGCCGTATGCCGTCGATCAGGTAGTTCAGGTTGTTCTGGCTCTGCTGCATGCGCGGCGCCACGATGCCCAGCTCTTGGTGGGGCGTGGTGGCCAGCATCTCCAGGTGGTACATCTCCTTCACCGCCGTCTTGCCCGTGCGCCGGCAGCTGCCATTCCTGATCCGGCACGTTCTCCACCAGGTCGGGAATCCCCTCGAACGCGCGGCGGCACGCGCCGCAGCGGAAATTGACGGTGGGAATCTGCGCGGACCAATCCTTGGGCATGCTGGCATCTTGCCGCCCAAGGTCCTAGCAGAAAAAGGGGGTGAAATGACGCTACAGCGCTTGTTAATAAAGCGCTTCAAGCTATTTATTTCATAGTTCCAGGTGAGGCATCACTGCCCGTAGCGCTTGTTGCCACCGCTGGTGATGCAGTACCTCCCACCTCTTGGACCAACGCAGACACGCCCACTGCCGCAGGGACATCCGCCAGCGCTGGGTGGAGGCGAAACATTGATGTTTGTAGTGGGCGACTTGAAGGGTTGCGGATTGCGACTCGCGTACGTCTTCCCCCCAACAGTGGGATGGCACGAGTACGCAAAGATGGTCGCTCTTGCCCACACAAAGTCGCCGTTCACCTGCACGCCGATCCAACCCGCCATCAGTGGCCCGACCTCGTATCGCATCCCTTTCTTGATTTGGATGGGACTGGAGGCAGGCATAGGACCATCTTTGGGAAGCGCTACATAAGTGTTCCCATCGCTGATTGCGCATTGCTGTCCAGCATGGGCAACGCTCAATGCACCGATCAGCGACAGAGCAAGGATGAGCTTAGTCAGGCAATGGACAAGCCAACTCATCACAGACTCCTTCAGGCTTGTATCAAAGCTATTTGGAGTACCGACGAAGCGCCTCGTCGTAAACCTGATCGCATTGGCGCCCCCTCTCCATAGGGAAAACTCGCTCACAGTTCGCGCGTGCAGAAATTGCAGCGCGCTTCGCGGGCGAGTAAGCGATGTATGGGAAGAGAAAAAAGACCGCAACTAAAGCGAGTGGAACCCACAACCACCATTTGATTCTCGAAACATTGGCGCCGCTCTGCTCGGAAGGCGTTGGCGACACGCTGACTCTAGAGACGGCGCCCTGCGGCATAGCGGTTGGCGCCCAATCCGACCCCTGCGTGAAGATCGCTTTGCATCTGAGGCAAGTTTCCGCATTCAATGCAAGTTCAGCGTTGCAGTTGGGGCAGTACCCGATGGCGGGCGCGGGCGTCAGTTGTTCAACCCGGAGCTTGATGTACGCGGCCTTCGCCTTGGCGTCGCTCCCGTCCGCTTCGGCAAAGCACCTCGCCCAAAGGCCAGCGTCACGTGCCTGCGGATTTTCGACTTCGGCCATTGCACTGGCCCACAGATCCATGTTGTCCGCCATCACCCCTCCCCGCCATCTCAGTGCACCAACTCCCACGCATCCGGCATACCCAGCGCTTGGGCCGTTGCGCCCAGGCCCTGAATCGACAGGTCCAGCCGCTCCTGAATGCTCTCCAGCAGCACAGCCATGCCCTCCCGATCCGTCACGGTGAACGACGCTTCGGTTTCCCCGTGTAGCAACCCCACCAGCAGCCCCAGCGCGCGTTGACTGCGCCTGGCCTCCAGCACGGCCTCGCGGAAATCTTCGTGTATCGCCCCCAGGTCGCCGCCGGACGCGGCGGTGTCGGTTTGTTGGTTCAT